ACGGGGCGGGGGTTTCTTGGGGCCGCTTACAGGACGCTCTCCGTTTGCGGTGCGGCTTCGGCGGCGGGCGCTTCGGCCTTCTTGGCCTTGGCCTTACCCTTTCCCTTCCCTTTGGCCTTGGAAGCCGCGGCTACGGGCTCGGGCTGCGGGAGGTCGACTACGACGTCGCCTTCCGCTTCCGGCTGGTCACCAGGCTCCTCCACCACCAAGGTCTCGTCCTTGAGCTTCGGGGCGGTCTTCTTGTCGAAGGGCACGTACTTTTTGAACCGCGCCTGAAATTGCGGGGCCTCGATGATTTTCTTCACCTTCGGGCTGGGCGGAGGCGCCTCGAAGTTGACCGCCTGCATCCACTGGTGGCTGTAGTGCTCAAGCTTGGCGATGACGAACTTCACACCGGGACGCTTGCGGCTGTAGCCGTAGAACCCGCCTTTGGGGCCCAGGGCTTTCACGATGAGTTGTTTGGGCTGCTCGGACATTTTTCTTTCCTTTCCAAAAAAAAGAGTGGGGGCCCCGCCTCAAGTTGAGGTGAGGCCCCTTTCGGTTCGTTACGAGATCTCGTAACCGCTCGGGTACGCGGTCCAGGCGTCAATTTCCGCCACGATTCCGGCGGTGATCTTCCCGGTCGAGAGGTTGCCGTTCGCCACCGTGTAGTAGATGCGGCTGTACCGCTCGTTGATGTGGTCGGGGCCAAGCTTCAGCTTTCGCTGCGTGCCCGCGGTCGAGAGTGCGGCAAACGCCGTGAAGCTGTGCCGCGACGTCGCCGAGGTGAACCCGGAGTTGTCGTCGGTCTCAAGCGCCGCCGTTACCGTCGAGTCCGAGCCCGCATCCGTGAACGCCACCGTCACCACCAAGACCAGGTGCAGCGCCAATGGCCCCACACCGAGGTTTCGGGCCTGCCCGTGGTCGAGCGAGTTGGTGGACGCCGCAGATGCCGTGATGGCCTGCTCGTTGCTGTAGAGGTTCGAAAAATCGAATCGCATTTTAGTTCTCCTAAAAAGGGACCAGCCGTTACGCCGGCCCCCAAGTGAAAGGTTATGGAGTCAACGCGTCGGAGCCCGACGCCTTAGCTCACCGCCGCTTCCGTGACCAACAACTGGTCGACGATGCTCACGGGCGTTCCGCGGAAATCGCGCACTCGCTTGCCGTCGACGTTGCTGTAGTTGAGGCCGCCGCCGGCCGAGACGTTGCGCAGCCGCTGGATTTCCAGGTACTGCTCGGCGGTGCGGTTCATGTACCAAACCGCTCGACCGATCCGGAGCGAGGGTACCCGCAGTTCGGCCTGGATCATCAGCTCCGTCAGGTCCGGACCCGTTCCCGCCGACAACTCCGAGACGTCCAGGTTGGCGATACGGACCGCGAAGCGCCAGTCGGCGAGCACTACGCCGCAGTGCCATTTCCACTCGTCGACGTAGGCGCGGAAGGGCTTGTTGTCGGAGTCGTAGACGTCCATTTCGCCCAAGTCCCGGTGCTCCAGTCCCGCCATCGACCCCTTCGGGTAGATGCCGAACACGCTGGTCGGTCCCCAAACGATGAGCCAGATGGACATATTGTCCGAGCCCGTGCCACCGCCGTTGATGATGTTCTCGCCGTTCGCCGCCGACAGCGACGAGTAGCGATTGGAGAGCCCGTGGAACTCCTGCGGCGCCGTCGTGGTGTTGCCGTAGAAGAGCGTCGAGGAGAACTCCTGATTCATTCCCTCAAAGTGAGGGGCGGCGTTTTGCAGCCGCTGAGCCGCCAAATCGCCCCCGCGCTTGGCGAGGTCGACGTCGAGCTCGGAGCGGTCGTGCATCATGCCGACGCCTTCCGTGACCTGCGCGGTCTCGGATTTCGTCGCCGTGACGCCCTGATTGAACATGCGCCATACCGGGGTCGGGATGCCCGTGCGAACGGTCGTGGTATGCCCATCGACGCCGTTGGCCTCGTACCACTCCATGTGGTCGATGACCTCGTTGGTTTCGTTGAGCATCTCGACGATGCGCATCGTTTTGCCGGACGCGTCTACCGTCTTGGACTGATCCAGAAGAGTCTGTCGTGCCATTTTTTTGTTTCCTTATTTTCCGTAGAACAACTGGCTGTCGGACTTCTTCGGCGGCGCCGGATCTTTGGGCGCTGTGACGAAGGTGTCCTCACCAATTGCTCTGGCGATTCGAACGACAAACCGGGTAAGTTCTGGATGGTTCCCCAGGCTGTATTTCGCCAAGAATTGACCGAGTTCGGGTGACCCGTACTTACGGAGAACGGCGTTGGAGAGCGCGAGGGTCTTTTCCAAGTTCTCCTTGGAGCCCCCGAGCTCTTTGTCGTCCCCGACGGTTCTGAGCCACTCACCGGCTTGTTTGTTGTAGGCCTCCAACTCTGCCTGGCGGAAGCCGACTGCCGCGTCGTGCTCTCGCTGCAGAAGTTTCTGCGCAGCCTCGGGACTGATGCCGTTTTCTTTAGCGAAACGGACGATCTGGTCCACCTGCTCAGACTTCAGCGGAGAGTCCTTCGGCAGCTTCAAGTCGAACACGACGACCTTGTCGTCGGGCTTTGGCTGAGCTGCCGGAGGGTTGGAATCTTTGGGCGGATCGGCGGGCGGGGGCGTGCCCCCGTCTTTCGGCGGATCCGCGGGCGGTGTGGCTGCGGGCGGTGTCGCGGCCGGGGGATTTCCCGTGCCTCCGCCGCCACCGTTGCCACCGTCTTGCATTACGTAAAATCGGAATCTCATTCGTCGTTGCTCTTTCTGCTCTCTTGTTTTTCTTCGTCTCGGATGATCTGAAAGTAGGACTCGATGTCGGCCTTGATGACGCTGGCTTCGAGCCATTGGCCCAGGTTTCGCTGGCCCTCGTTGAAGCACATCTGCGAGTTGTTCAGCGCGAAGCTGGACTGTCGGTAACCCGCAGCCTTCAAGATGCGTCGGATGACGTTTCTTCCGGCCTCAAGCTTCAGCACCGCGCGCAGGTCGGAGAGCTCGTCGAGTTTTTCGAGCTCCTCCTCTTTGCGGGCGCGTTTGACCCGCTTTTCCTGGTTGGGATCGAAGCTGTCGGTCATTAGTTCACGTCCGTCCACGCGCCGTTGGCGACGCCGATGGCCGACCAGGTGTTGGCGGCGGTGGCCTGCAAGGTGATGCTGCTGCCCGCGTCGGTGCAGCGGATCTCGTCTCCCGCCGAGGGCGTGATGGCCGCTCCCGTTCCCGCAGCCACGGAGTTGATGACGCCGAAGGCATCGGTGGCGTCGGCGGGGTCGATGTCGAAGTCGTCGGCGGTACCGCAGACGAACGTGTACTGACATCCCAATACCGTGCTGGCTTCGGGTAGCGGCTGAACGACGGCGCCGGCGGAGATGACCGTAGAGCCACACTGAGCCGCGGTCAGCGCGGTCGTGGACGCCGTCACCTGATTGAAGTCACCGACTCGGACGTCGACGCGATTGCCGACCTTGGTGCAGTTGACGTTGTTGCCGCAGCGAAGCTTACTCACCTGTCCGAGTGAGGCGCCGGTGCTGCTTTGGACCTCGAAAGCGTGGGCGGGAAGCGTGAGAGCCAGCACCGCGAGTAGGGCAAATAGGGAGTTCATGGTTTTTCCTTTCAGTTGGGCACCGGGTTTCCCGCCTGCGAGAGCTCGATCATGCGGGTGAGCCCGTTGTTGTTTTCCAAGTCGGTTTCAGAAAGCGTTTTGGCGGTCTGCGCGTGCTCGGCAGCGAGTGCGGCGTCCTGCTGCGCCTTCATGTCCTTGGCGCGCTGGGCCCTGATGCGGTCGACCTCGTCGTCGGGTCGGATAATGCGAGAGGAGACGCCGAGTGCGCTGCCGTACTCATCAATGGCTTGGTCGCGGTCGACCTTGTCCAGCACCGTCAGGTCCTTGGTCTCGGCCGCGAGCCTGTGGGTGAAGCCGATGAAGCGCTCGATTGTCGAGAGCCCGACGAGCTTTTGCGCCTGGCTCATGATGGAGACGTACTCGACTTTAAGGGGCTTACCGCGCAGCACCTGCGGGGGCTCGGGAATCATCTCCCGGTCCAGCATCTTGTAGAAGGTGATGTCGATGAGGTCGTCGAAAACGTCCTCGTTCAATTGCTCGAGCACGGGCCCAATGGCGATCATCTTCTCCGATCGCCGCTCGATGATTTCCTCAGCCGTGGGCGGCTGCGTGCGCTCGTCGTTGGCGAGCATCAAGAACAGGTCCTCGAAGAAAGCAGTCTTGATACGCCGCTGGTGGGCGGCGATGTCTTCGAGCACGGGGTTGAGTACGCCGGGATTGACCTCGTACATGGGCCGTAGGCCCTTCTGCCCCTCGCGCTCGATGGAGAAACTGATGTCACCGGGGATGTGGGAGATGCGGGCGTTCTTTAGCGCCGGAGGCCCCACCATGGGCGGCTTCGCGCTCTTCTCCACGAGATTGCCCTTTAGCTTCTGCAGCACCTGCAGCGCTCTGGTGTCCCCGTACGCCATCATGCCCGGACAATCGGTGGCGTAACTGTCCTCGGCGTTCACCATCCAGCGCGGGCACAGCACGGGGAAGTAGTCGTAGCCCATCTCGCGCAGGTACCTATCGGCGTCCTCGGTGTAGCTGGCGTCGTGGTACTGGTTTTTCCCGCGCTCGTAGTAAAGGCTCTCAAAGCGCTTGTACCGAGACAGCGCACGGCTGGGCCTGAAATCGGGGTTAGGGCGGATGACGTGGCAAACGTCTATCCACTCCTCGAGCCTGCCGTTCTCCCAGTGGTCTTTGACGTGGGTGGAGAACCGCTCCCAATGCGGCTCCTTCTCGCCCGGGTGGTCGTACCCGAACATGGAGACCAGTTGACGCACGGTCATGCGGAACTCGCGGAAGAAGGTGTCGACCTTGCCGCGCTCGTTCACGGAGATGCGGTAGCTGCCAATCGGGAGCGCTTTGAAGCGCACGACCTTTACGGGGTCGTCCTCGATGAGCATGGCGGCGGTGCCAAACGCCCCCATGTCGCCGTAGATGATGGGTAAGACCTTGTAGAGGTTGGAGTCGGCAAATACCGCTCGCATGCGCTCGGTGGAATCGTGCAGCCAGTCCTTGACGCTGCCCAGTTCCGCGAGCTCGTAGTCGGAGACGGTAAGGCGAAACCACGGCCGCGCGGGGGAGGTAACCCCCGACATCATCCCCGACTGCAACGTGCGCAGGGCGAAGGTGGCGGTGGAGTCGATGATTTCGGTGTTTCGGCGGTCCCCGCGATTGGTGTCGGTGAGCTCGAAGCGGGGGCGGCGGGGGAGGTAGACGTTACCCAAGGATTTCCAGTGCGGCAGAAACGACTGCACTTCGTTATCGAGACTGGCGCGCAGTAAATCGAGTTCCCTGCGCTTTTGACCGTAACTACTTTGCAGCTGTGCGGTGGAGGCGCCCACTTAGTACCCCAAGATGGTGTTGCGGCCGCCGCCGACGGGGCCGTAGGGGAGAGCCCCGCCTAGGCTGAGCCGGTCGGGCTGCTCGGGTTTCTCGTAAAACTGTTTCGCGCGCCGGGCAGTGCCGGCTCCGGTGGCGTTCATGACCGCGGCCTTGGCGTCGTCTTCGGCTTTCTTGGCCTCCGCATCCGCGCCCTCGAGCTTCGTCTTGGCCTCGTTCTCAAGAGCGGTCTGCCGTTCCTGCGCGATGGCCATTTGGATTTCCCAATTGGTTTTGAAGCCGGAGGCGGATTGGAGCATGGGGAAGGCGGAGGAGATGCGGCTCGCGGTGGAGTCGTCGAGGCCCTCGTTCTTCACGCGCCATTGCAAGATCTCGGCGGTGGCGGCAACGGGAGTGTAGATTTCTCTGCCTGGCATCGGTTCTCGTCGAAAGGGAGAACCGGCTGAGGGAGAGGGTATCCGTCAGCCGGTTCAATTCACTCACCAAATTTCAAATGATCAGTGTTCAGTATGTGGGCGGGAGTGTGACGAGTTGAATGGCGAAGGCGTCCGGATTGCGGAAACACGGGGCATTTTCCGGAATGCGGAAGACAAAACGCAGCGCTCTCGATTTCACGTTTGAGAGAATGAGAGAGCCCGCAACACCCATGGTGGGTGAGGTGGGTTCTATTTCTACTGAACTAAAAGGAAGATTGGGAAGGCGAAGAGAACATCGGTGTAGTTTAGCGAATAAACCGGCCTGGGCGCCTACGTGCGCTCGGGCCGTGTCTTTTTTATTCGGCGAAGGTGTCGTGCTCGTGCAGGGTGGGACGGGAATCGAGTGCGCTCTCCATCTCCGGCTGACCCGGTAGCTGGATGCCCGCGGGCATCTCCGGCAGAAAGAACGTGGTGGCGAGGCTGTCGGCGTGGTCGGGGGAGAACCCGCCCAGTCGTTTCTTCAAGAACTGCTTCTCCTCTATCAGGATCTTCCCGTTCTTGATCGTGTACGTCGTGGTGACGAGCGCCTTCTTGAGCTTGGCGTGATAGGGCAAGGCCCCTCCGCGCTTCACCCACTCCGCCATCGCCCACCACATCTCCGCCCGCTTATTGTGAAACCGCGGGTCATTGGCTTTGCCGGCGAACTGCACGTCGATGGGGGAGTACCCCATGGTGACCATGGCGTCGTAGGTGGACGCGCCCCAGCCGCCGGTGCCGTCGATGAATTCGAGCTCGCTCCCCCACTTGAGCTTGCTGAAGATGACCTGTTGCGCGACCTCGGTGCCGTTCTTGTTGCGAAGCGACTTCTGCTGGATGCAGGCCAGGCCCTGGCGGGCGGTGAGCACGGTCTCGTCGTCGCCATAGCGCGCGACGTCGACTCCGATTCGCTTTTGGCTGTACTGGTAGTCCTCGGGGTCCAGATGCCGGCTCATGGCGGCGTCGACCTCGTCGGGGCCCAAGAGCGTGTTGATGGCTTGCGGGGGGAAGAGTCCCAGGATGTACGCCATGACCCAGGGGTTGTCCCGGCCGTAGGTTTTGATTTGCAATCTCGCGTACTCGAGATCGATGCGTGGACTGCGCCTGGGATCGTCGGGGTCGCCGGTGATGGTGATGACGTGCCATTGGTCGCACAGGACCTCACACGCCGCGTAGAGCATGCCGTCGTGGGTCGTGGGGTTTCCGGCTTGTACGATCCTACCGAACTTGCAGCTGGAGAGCGCCTGCTCACCGCGCTGTAACACCGCCAGGGGGATGCCGCCGGACTCATCGACCAGGATGAGCACGTAGTCGGCGTGAAGGCCTGAGAGGGCGCGGCCTTGCTCCTCGGCGTTGGCGGTCTTCTTCCACGTGCGGGCTGAGAGAAACCACGTCTCCTTGTGGTCCTTGTGGAAGACGCGAGTCTGCGTCCACACGAACTGGTCCATCAAGAAAGCGGATTTATTGCGCCAGTGCGCGAGCTCCGCCCACAGGTTGTCCTTCAAGTTGTCCCACGACTCCGAGACGGCAGCCCCTTTCGGGTGGTAGCCTGGTCGGGCCCAGCAGCTAAGAAACCACCAGCCAATCCAAGCCAGAACCGCGGTCTTGCCCGGGCCCGCGCAGGCTTTGAGAGCAAGCCGAAGCCGCGCCTGGTCGGCGTTGGAGACGGCGATGAGCGCTTCCTTTTGCCAGAAGTCGGGCTCGATTTGGAAGTTGTCGCGGACGAACTGGACGGCGTCGCGGATCCACGCGCGCATGCGCCTTACCGCCCATTTCTGCGAGTCCGTCATCGGCGCAAGCTCATGCGGCAGCGGGCCCCTGTGGCGGGGGCTCTAAGTCCTTGGGGGCGTCGCTTTGGGTGAAGTTGCTCTCGTACTCCCTGGGGATAATGGTGACCCAGGAGTTCTGCTGCTGGCAGCCCGGGCAACTGATGCGAAAGAGGTTGGTGCGCACGGGCATGAGCAGCATCCACCGCCTGCTGCAGTCCAAGCACATCACCGCCCCCATCATGGGCTTCCACGTGTTGGCTTCCAGTTTCTGCCGGAATTTGGATTTTAGGACCTTACCGTTGAGTCCGATGATCTCGCTCAATGATGCCTCCGCCGGAATGAGTTACCGGGCAATTGGATAAACTTCGGCGGCTCCGGCGCTAGGATGGTCGGGATCTGCCGCTTGGCCAATTCCGCCTGTAGGTGCTCGACCATGCGGACGGCCATATGCTCGGCGCCTGGATGCAGTGTGCCCAAGCGCTTCTTCCCCACCAGGTACTCCCAGGTGACGTCCTTGTTCGCGGAGTCGACGCCGCGGATCATCACCTGCGTGCCCTCTCGGCCCTCGTTGTCGTAGAGGTGAATCTCAATCTTCGCTCTCGCCATCGCTTGCTTCCTTCTGGTGTGCGGCGGCTAAGATCTGCTCGAGCGAGACTTTGCCCGTGTGCTCGTGCTCGGTCTTATCCTGCCACCGCTTGGGTCTTCGGTTTTTAAGCCAGTACTTTGCCGCATCCGTATCGGGCGGGTAGTGCTTGATGAGCGGCTCGGTGATGATCCCGTATTCCTTATCGAGGAACACCTTCACGTCGGGGTGGCTGTAGCCGACGGCGCGCTGAAAAAGCGCTGCCTCCACCAAGTCGCTCGCCACGTCCTTACTGGCTTGGAGCGCTGCCAAAAAACCTTCCTTGTTGCCCTTCCAATTGTTCAGCGTCGAGACCGCGATTCCCGTTTTCTCGGCAATCACGACGTCGTCGTAGCCCTTCTTCGCCAACTCCATGATTCGAAGCGCCAGTTTCTCGTTGAACTTGGTGGGACGACCGGGCTTACCCGGTTTCTTTCGCCGCTTTTTTGGCATTCCCCTCATTCTGCCGGTCTGACTTGGCGCTCAGTCAACGCCCTGCCCTTGAAATTCCGCAAAACGGAAGCAATAGTTTGCGCGGGAGATAAAACTCGGCCTCCCGTTCACCAAATCAAAACCAAAACAGGGAGCTGCGTAACCGTGCGCCTGGAGGCCGTGTTTAAGAAACTGACCGGGGATGCCTTTTACCGTTGGGTGAAGGAGAACAAGATCAACACCAAGGAGCTCGCCATGCACTTTGGCATCGGCAAGTCCTGGCTGTACGAGAAGTGGTTTGCCAAAGAGGAGCTGCCTCGGTACATGGCGATGGCGATTCGCTTCTACGCCAGGGAATGGCAGCAGGAGCGGGAAAGGCTCCAGAAAGAGCGGGCGGCAGGGTGATCGTCGAAGACCGCGACCGCGCCTTCAAAGCGCTGAGGAGACTGGGCTAACCAAGTTGTTCAGTGCCCATACTGCGACTGCCTGTTGGTCCCGCCGGAGGAGAAGTGAAGAAAAACCCGATCGTGCATAACCCTTGGAAGCGTCGCGGATTCAGCTACGTGGCCTCGGAGACTCGCAA